CGTCCAGCACCACGCCAGCCAAACTGCGGCCACGGAGGGCCATGGCGTTTTCAGTGCCCTTCAGTTCGATCGTTGAGCCGTTCACTAGCTCGATCTTGAGGTCCGTCTCGTTTTTGCTCTTGATCCAGGCTTTCGGGACCAGCTTTTTCATCACCTTCCAGGCGATGTCCTTCGCCATCCGGTATGTAGGGGCCGCGTAGAAGAATGTTTCGCCCGGCCTCTCGATCGCCCCACGCAGCAATTCGATGCATGACAGGTAGCTTTTTCCGAATCGTCGCCCGGCAACGAGGACGCGAAAGCGTTTACGGCTACTAAATACTTCGCCTTGGGCAAAACGGAGGTTGAGGGTTCCAGCAGCCGTGGCTGTCATTTGTATTTTTGGGGGTACTTTCTAGGGTATTACAGGAATTCGACCCCTGCCCCCTAGTAGGAGGTGCGAGGGGTCCACGTGCAGTAGTCGCCGGCTCTGTAGGTGCCGAAGGGGCAGGAGGTTTCGGTGCGGGGGATGGATTGGGTCTTGCGCTCCAGTGAGGGGGTTGGGATGCAGTAGCCGGAGGATCTGTAGTAGCCAAAGGGGCAGGTGCTGCCGATTTGGGGGATGGGAGTGGCGTTGGCGAATACCAGGGCTAAAGCGAGCATGTTCTGTAGTAGAGAAACACTTAGGTTAGCACAGTAGAAGAAAACGTGAATATACCAGTAGGTTCCCCGGGCCCTGTGTGACACATGACAAACTGTCACCATACCCCCCGGTTGGACCCCTCGCTGTGTTACACTTAAGGAGTGATCGGGAGAACTTCCCAACATTATGACTCAAGCAACCTTTGAGCTCCGCGAGAACTTCGGCCAGGTTCGCGCCTATCCCACCAACGACGCAGCAGTTAACCTCTGCGCACTCAATGGGACCAAGACGCTAGTCCCTGGGATCATCGGCCTGATCGAGCGGCTCGGCTTCCAGTGCGTCACCGGCTCCGGCCAGCCGATCCAACCGGCAGACCTCTACTGATCAAACCCGCAAGGGTAAGCGGCCCCCTCAATGGGGGCCTTTCTTATGGCTACCTGTAGCGATCAGCCACCAGAGCAGCCGCTCCGGCCGCGGCCAGTGTGAGAGACAGCGGCAGGGCTGCGGTGGATGCAGCGCCAATGAAGCAGATGCAAGCGGTGGTTTTGAGCATTGGGAAATTGTCCCGATCAACTCCCATAGTGTAGCACAGCCTCAGCCGTACCGCTAGCGGGTAGGCGTACCAGCCGCAACGGCTACTCGGGGGAGCCTTTCTGCTGGATCGTGATATTGAGTGACGGGGTTGACTCCATCTCAGCTTCCACCGTCTCGCCGATAACGGCCCCAAGATCTTTAAGCAGCATCTGGCAGGTGGCGAATTGACCCTTCGCCATAGCTCGCCTGATCACAGCGAGGCGTAATCCTTGTATTTGGTTCAGGAGATCAGATCTGGTCGCCGATTGCTCAAGCTTCAAAAGTTCCAGAGCGCGGCTGTAGTCGGCGTCTGCGGTTCTCTGGCTACATCCGAAGCGAAGACTCGCAGCAACGGTTATTTGTTTTCTCGTCCCACCTTTCAAGATTTCTGCATAGATCCAGTTGGCGCGTTCCTCCATCTTCTCGGTGGAACCCTTGCCACCGCGCCACCGCTTGCTCTCGTCGTTGGCCACGGTCGTAGGTTTCTGTACCTCTTGGCCGTCCGAATCGCTCACGTTTCCAGTCACTAACTGTTGTGAACCCATGCTAACCTTTGCGGCCGCAATCGTTTGCAAGTGAGCGAAGCGAACGCCGCAAACAAAAGCCCGGCAACTAGGCCGGGCCGCGTGATCGGTAGGGCTCCAGTCAGAAGCCTATGGCGTAGGTGTCGGCGTCGATGCTGTGGCAACTGATGCAGGACCACTCAACGCCGCCCTTGGTTGCAGCTCGCAGGGCTGCGGTGATAGGTCCCTCTTCAAATGTGGCCGAAGCGCGCCACACTGTCTCGCGGTCCCGTCTGATGGAAGCGAGCCAGCGACTGCCGCGAGTGTTGGTCGGTCCGGCGTAGCGCACCACTGCACAGGCTGTAGAGCCTGAGACGTGGGAACCGGTCCACTGGAAAGTCTGAGCCATGGATTGAGCGCGCCAGTTAGCGCGGGTGAGGTTGACTTGTGCAAGGGTAAGACCGGAACCGGCCAGCCGTCAAATGCCCAAATACAGATAGTCATACTCGCCGGGTTCTTCGGCACAGTTACAGGCCCAAATCCAAAGCACGCGGGCTCGGTTCTCTTGGTGGTCGCACAGCTCCGAAGCGTCCCAGCAACCAAACTCCTGGAGATACTCACGGAACAACCAAGCCGGACCGTCAAAGCTCAGACGTTCCAGCCAGAAGGCGACTGCCCCATCGACTGAGCCTTGGGCGCTGCAATCTGCAATGCACTCAAGCGGCAACTGGCGGCGAGAATTGCGACCATCAAACCACTGGTTTTGGTAGGTCACTTGGTGACCTCCTTGGCGAAGCGCAACGCCGTGTAACCAGTAATAGAAGGCCAGGCGCTGTACTCGTGCGGCCTATCGGTAGCCAAAAAAACCACTTGCCAACCTCCCGTGCTAATCATCGTGCCATGCTCGGGGTTGAGTCTGTACAGCTCACGTTCAGACTGGCCACGGATCCAGTCAGCCGCTGAATCGTCGCTTTGATACACGACGTGGGGATTAACCAGCCGCACAGCTTGGGCGACGTACTGAAGGCTCGGCTTATCCCAAGTAACGCGGGGCCAGGGTCGTTCGGTTTGCATTGCTCCAATCGGAACGGGTCAACCCTCACACATTAACCACACCACCGGCCAGCCGTCAACCGTTGCGCGTGGTGCTAGTGTGTGAGGGTTCAACCCTCAAACTAGGGACCCGTGGCCTCCACATTCAGCACCAGTGAGCCAGCTCTCACCCGTACCAAGGCCCGCAAGCAAGCGGCCAAGGATTCCCGCAAAGAAGAGCGGGACCTGATCCGAGACCAAAAGCGCCAGCTCAGAGACCTGCGCTACATCGCAGAGAAACAGACAATCCCAGCCGACCTGGCCGCCGACTTCTGGCAACAGTTGATCCAGCTACAGCACGAACACGGCAAAGAAGGAACAACAGAGTTCTGGTGGGCCTTGGTCCCGAAATGGGAGCAGGTCCAGCTCAGCCGCGGCGGTGGCCTCTGTTCGGATGACCTGAAGCCCGCAAATGCTCCACGCTTAACCGAAACCCATAAGCGCGTGGCCGCTGCCCTTGAACGCGCCAGTCACAACAGCCGCACGGTTGACGCTGCCCAAGTGCTCCAAGCATGGGCCATGGAAGACGGCACCGTCTGAGGTTTTCCACAGTTTCCACATTTCCACAACCCCTAGAAAAATGCGCACAATCCAAGAATGCCGCGACTGGCTCCAGTCACAGGGCTACCAAGTTCAAGGGTTCCAAACCCAGCAAGGCCGCGAGTACTTGGTGACTAACTTCCGGGGTGGTCACTGTTTCCAAGGCTCCGGCCAACAGCTGATCCAGCAAGTGAAGACGTGGCCTAGGCCAGCCTGAACGCCCCGGCCCTGCCCTAACCGGCGGGGCTTTTACCGTCTCAAGGGTTGGACCAATGAGACTACCGTTTGGACTGCCCCTGCCTCCGCTTCCTAGCACCAGCCACACCCTCTCGTACGGTGCCGTCTGGTTCCTTGTCGCCGAGCAGGACCGCCAGGCCGTAGAGGCCGATGAGGATGCCAGCGAGAATAAGCATTGCTCCAGCCATCACCATGAATGGCGGTTTTACTGTTTAAGGCTAGGTGCTATGAATGGCTTTTTCTGTAAGTCACCATGAATGGCGTTTTTTGTCGAGGCCGTTAGGCCGAGACTTCGAGGTTCTCGAAGTAGGTAACTACGCGAGCTAGGAAGTTGTCTTCGGCTTGCACCAGCTCGTCCTCGGTCATGTAGTGGACGTTGGGGCTGCCGCAACGGCGAGCCAGCACAATGGCTGCTCCAGTTGGTCTTAGGCCGGTGAGGTGCTTGAGTCCTAGGGAATAGGCGCCGCACTGGTCGATGTATGAATGGCCGGGAGGGAGGCGCTCCAGCTCGTCATCTCCGGTCTTGGTTTTGCGGCCTACGGAGGTCTTCCAGTCGGCTAGTACAAGTGTTCCGTCGGGGAGGCCTCGGCGATTGCCTAGCCCCACCAGGGCGTCGCATGTTCCAGCAAAACCTGCTGGGTGATGAATGGAAAATTCGGAGGCGAAGACCTCGGTGACGTTCTCGGCGATCCAGTCGGAGAGACCTCGGGCGTAACCTGCAGCGCTCCAGCCAACTCGGGGGACGTTGGGGCGGACTCGTTTGAGTGCCCATTGGGTGATGGGGACCGGGATTCGCGCCAGTCCTTGATCGTCCCAGCGAATAGCGTTTCGCTTATTGGCTGTGTTGCGTGCCAGTTGTTGGGAACATTTCAACAGGTACTCAGCCTGTGAATGGGCCATATTCCCCCTTGTAGCTGCAATGTTGCGCTGCTGGGTGGCTTCGACTGGTCCCAGGCGGGCTTCCCAACGCTCCAGTCCGGTCTTATCGCTGGTTTCCTTCAGGATGTGTGTAACAGAGTGATATATCTCTCCCTTCTGGTCTCGGTAGACCCGGAATGGGCCACTGTTGTCTTGCTCCAGCCTCCATTTCCTTAGTGCTGCTAAGGCGTCTTGTGTGTTGGAGGTCACTTAGATACTCTTTCCCTCTTGGATTCTAGCAGATGCGTGAAAATTCGCCATGGATGTCCAAGGCTGCGTTTTTGTATGCGGCGCTCGCTTCTTGGGAAGTGCAAAACGTGCCAAGGTTGTATCTAACTTTTCTATAATAGATTGTCGCGGTATAAGTGCCGTTTGCTCTAAGACTAACTCCTTTGAATCCAGATTTGTTAGCCTTAGTTAGACCTCGATTAGCTTGATTTTGAGACACCGTAGCCAACCGTAGATTCGACCACGCGTTATTTTGTTTATCACAATCTATGTGATCTATTTGCATATTTTCTATAACTGTATTTGTCATCCAAACCCATATAAGCCTATGTACCGGATAGGACAATCGGTTTATACCCACAACCATATAACCTCGTTGTTTATTTAGGCAGCCAGCTTTAGTCCCGGCCCTGACTTTACGAGAGATGTCTGTGCGCCAAATAAGGTCGCCAGAGATTGGTTTGTAGTCAAATAACTGCCACAACTCTTCAGCAGTCGGCAGCGGTTTGTAGGTTTTGGGCATTGTAAAAAAGCCCCGTGCAATGACGGGGCCGGTGGTTTTAGCGACCTGAACTGAGGGCGGTAAAGCACTTTGCGCGAAGTGCCTTTAGGAGGGGAATTGATTGCTCGATTCCAGGGGGCAAACCGTCTGGATCAGTTTCACGCTCCTCCTCCATGAACTCGAAATACTCCGTGATGGTGGCCACGAAGGCTTCGAGCTGTTCAGTTGTCGCAGTGATTGTGTGTTCCATAGCAATTAAATTTCAATTTGACTGCCTGAAACTCAGGCTGCTTTGAAGGGGTTGCCTCCAGTGAGCAGGCGGCTGATGTCGAAGCCGTTGGATTTGGCCTCGATCCAAGCAGCATCAATGTGCTCTTGGGCGCCTTTCTTACGGGGGACGGGGCGGAGGGTGTACTCAGTGGTTAGGCCGGAGCCTTTCTTACTGAGGCTGAAGTCCCACGCCAGCAGATCTTCGTAGTCCTCCATCTGGCTGACGGAATCCAGCTCTTTGAGGATGGATTTTTGGGTCAGGCTCAGGACCTGGACGTTGCCGGTGTCGAAGTTGTAGACAGGGACGGCGATGGCGAACTTGATGTCCACGGTGCCGGGACCGCCACGACCTTCGCGGGGCTGGAAGTCACCCATCTCCAGCTCGATTTGCTCGGGGGTGGGTTCGTGGTCGAAACGAAAAGGTTTGGAGGCTTGGCCGTCAGAGCCCCAGGTCTCGTAGAACTCCAGGGGTTCGTCGGAGAGAAGGGCGAAGCGGACGGAACCGCCGTCGGGGAGCTTGGAAACTTGCAGATAGCCGCCGCCAGAACCAGTGCTGGAGACCGTGGCTGATGCTTGCTTGGAAAGGAATCCCATGTTGTGTAGGTGTTTGGGTTGGTCGCCTTTGGGGCAACGTGTAAAACACTAACACGCCTTGACAGAGCTGGCTACATTGAGAAAACGCCCCTGCAGTGGCTAACTGCAAAGGCGGTCTAAACATTCTCGTGTGAGACTCTAACATGAGCACTAAGAAAGTGCTGGATCTTCTGGCGTTTGTGCGCCAGCTGCCAAGTGGTGTTGCCTACGCCCCGATTTACGCCAAGGATCAGCCGATCCAGTCGGGCAAACTCTCGAAAGGCAAGACGCCGCTAGAGAAGTCGCACCATCAGGTGATGGGGCCGGCGGACGTTGCTCTGCAGATTGAGCGGCGGCCTGAAGTGTTCCAGGCAGTGGGGGCGTTCACCGGGGCTCGCTCGGGTGGTCTCGTGATTCTTGACGTGGACCGCAACCTGGCCCGCCTCAAAAAGAAATGGGGTGACTCTCTTGAAGGTGCTCCAATCGTTACTTCGACGAAACAAAACGCCGCGAAGTACCTCTTCCGCGTTCCTGAGGCTCTGTGGGCCTCTGTGAAGGGTTTTGGACTCTCTGATACCGGGGCGGGTTACGAGGTGCTCTGGGGCCGTCAGGGCGTCCTCTACGGGGCTTATCCGGGCTCCAGTGATGGGAAGGCTCCAGCCGGTGAGTATGGCTTTGAGGGCGATCTGGAGGCGATTCCTGAGGCGCCGGACTGGTTGATCGCTGAGATGCGCGATCACGCCGGTAAGGAGCTGTCTGACGGTGGCTTTATCAAGAACCGGAAGGCGCTGGATTTCTCGGATCGAGACCCAGCTGAGGTGGCTGAGATTATTCAGTCGGCGCTGAAGGTGATTCCGGGGCAGGGCGCTGGCAGCCGGGACCACTGGGTGAAGGTGGGGATGGCGATTCACTCGGAGTTGCCGACTGACCTTGGATTAACGCTTTGGTCGGCGTGGTCTGCAGAAGACCCGGAATTTTCTCAGGATTGGTCCCAGGGCAATCCCTGTGAGCAGGTCTGGCAGTCGTTTCGGAAGGGGCCGGTCAGCCTCGGGACGCTGTTCTGGATGGCGGACCAGCAGATGCCGGGGCGGCTGTGGCTGTCCGAGGAGTTGCGTCGGGTTGTGGAAGACGCGGAAGCCTCCCCTCTGCGCTACAGGCAGGACTATCTCGATGGACAGGCGCTCATTGATAAAGCGCTGAAGCTGGAAGAAACGCTGGAAAATCCGGCTCTACTGGATCAGGCCAAGCACATCCTTGGTCTTGAAGCCGGACGGCGGGATGGTTCGATCTCTGTTGATCGAATGCTTGACGCGCACCTGTCGTATGAACGTACTAAAGGGTCTGGGCCGCAGCCTTTGGAGAGTCTTAAGTCGGAGGCTTTTGACTATCTGATTCCGGGATTACTGCCGAAGCCTTGGACTTTGTTGCTCCACGCTGATGGTGGCACGGGCAAAACCGCGATGTGCCAGACATTGGCAAAGCACTTGTCACAAGGAAAGGCTTTCAATGTGCACGGTGGAATGGTGCCGGTAAAGAAGTCGAAAATTCTCTGGCTGAATGGAGATCAAAACGAGCGGATTTTGCGGAGGCAGTTTGCAACGATTGGAGTTGAGCGAGGTGTTGATGTTATTGGCGAGTGGGATATGTCCTGGTATCGCCGCTTCGTCAAGATCCAGAACAAGCACAAGTATGACTTGGTGATTATTGACAGCTTGGATGGCTGCAATGACTCCAATCCGTATGAGGAGAATCGGCGGGAATACGCGATGCCGTTAAAGCGTCTTGCACGGCGCAACGGTGAAGATTTCCCGGCTTGCACAATTATTGTGATACACCACAACACGAAGGCTGGCCAATTTCGCGGGACCGGGGCGATTAAGGCCGCTGTGGACGAGACCTGGAATATGCGGAAACTTGGCATGGAGGAGTTGATGACGCTCCAGCTGGCCTTCAACAGCCGCATCATCACCGTCGAGAAGAGTCGGGATGACCGAGAAGGGCAGCGGATGATCTTCACCCTTATGCAGGACTACACGTACCAGATAGGGCCGGTTCCAGACACCGATAACACCGTCAAGCCGAACACGCCTGGTCAGCACACCCTGGACATGCTGGAGGTCATGCGGATCACGGGAGAGCCGTGGTCAGCCAGCAAATTCGTGGATCACGAGACGCTGGGAGGCAAGCACAGGGAGCGTGCCATCCGGTACGGCCTGAAGAAGCTGAAGGACTACCAGCTGATCCAGGAATGTCCTAGGCCGGACGATGCGCCCAGTCTCAAGGGAAGGCCCCAGGTGTACTACCGGGCTATTGGTACGGCTGTACCAGGTTTCACCTCGAAGAAGAAGTTTCCTAATACTCACGAGAATGTGTGTAAAAAATTCGAGAATGACTGCGCTGGAACGGATTTGAATTTTGACAACGGTTTGTCAAAAAAGGATTTTGTCAAAAAGCCCAGCTGTACTACTGGGGCGGCTAAGGCAGTCTCAGCTGAGACAGCTCCGACTTTTGACAAACCGGACTTTTTACAAAACGACTTTGTCAATAAGAACCCTTCCGGCGCAACGGAAGTGGATTTTTTACACGACTCGCGTGTGAATAGGGTTTTGCCGCCGGAAGTCGTCGAAAAGCACCTTCAGGATGCGATGGACGCTTGGGACACATGAGACGCAGCAGGCGACATATCCGCTTGACACCTGCTGTAATTTTTATATGATCTAACAAGACGGAGCAAAAGGGCGGTTCCAGCCGCCCTTCCGTCCTGGCTTAATCAGTACCTTCCCAGACCGACCAAGTTGTCGGCATTTTATTGTGCCTTGGAGTTTTGAGCGGGATCACGGTCCTTATGAATACACGCCAACGGAAGAGTGGCTAACTGACCCAGATAATGTTCCCGCTTGGGAAACATTTATTCCCAAAAAGTTGAATCTAGATGAGCCCGGTTACGACCACTCAATAGACAAGTTCTGCGGTTTCATAGGCTCTCCAATCGGCGCTTTGGTTTGGCATATGTTTTGTCAAGCTACTTACACCAAAGAGTTTCGATCTGATATAAGTCGCGTCAATAAAGAAACCATCATTGATGCAGTCAATAGGCAGGAAAACCCTATTTTTATTTTACGTGATATACAAGAACTGTTCCAGCGAGAAAAGTTGACGGGGCAGGTTTTACTTCACTCAACACAGGCTACCTTTATGGCTCGCATGTTTAATTACTACCATTGCGTTGCCGAGCACAGATTGCCTCTGTTTAATTTGAGACCTCGGGATACGAGTCCGATAAAAGCGACTTGTCCTGCATGTTTAACGCAGTTTTATGCCAGTGGCTATGTGAAGGAAGAGGAAGGTCCACGGGTTGCTGCTTTACCGAGCAGCTGGAAACACCACGGGGGTGGGTTTGCTAGAAAGGTTCACGAAACTAAGGTTTGATGGCAAATTCAAGAAGTAATCGAAAGTTAGTCAGCGTGACGATGCTCCCAGCGCTGTACGAAAAACTTTCGCAGCACTGTAAGGATTCAGATGTCCCAGTCAGCCTGTGGGTCCGCAAACTTATTGAAGCTGAACTCACTCGGGTTGAAACCACCTAATTTCTTCTTAGGGCTCATGCGGGTTGCCGCGTGGCTGTTTTGGAGGGATCCCGTGGCTAAACCTGAACCGCCCCAGCCCAAGCGCCCCAGGAAGCCAATCCTGGGGTACACCGTCGGGGACATCCCCTACGAGCTGATGGCCGTGGTGCGGATCGAGTGGTATCGGAAGGGCATGGCCTACGAGGTCGAGGAGTACCAGATCGAGGAATGCCCGGATGCCCAAGCCCAGTTCCACTACATCGTTGGGACGGCGCTTCGGCAGGGTGCGGACGTGGCCGTGCTTACCCAGTACGAGCCCGAAGCTCTAGGTGTGCAAGAGTAGAAACCGGGGTGCGCGTTGGGCAGATAGCCCGAAAGGCGGCCCCACTTAACTTAAAAAGTTTTAAGTAATGACTGAACTCAACAAAGGCGACATGCGCTTCGCCAGAAGTGATCGGGGCTGGTACGACCGCCTGCAGATATGGACTGGCACGGATTGGAAAGACATCACTCCCGCTTCAACGCCCAACTTGAAACAACCTGCGCTCCAAGCCTTGGGCCGGTTCAGTGCTAACGCCCACACAACCGCAGACGAGATGACGGCTGATTTCGAGCTGCTGCGCCAAGCAGTTCTGCAGCTTCCCGACTAATTGGGTGGCAGGTGGGGAGCTTGCCGGGGCAGTCCTCCCCTCACCGTCGCCTGCCGTCGGCGGACGCTTCGAGACCCTCAAGAAAGGTTTCGAGTCCCAAAGCTAGCTGCTCCAGCCCTTGACCGCTGGCTCTTTCTGTGTAACGCTATGGGCAGGTCAGCGATGGCCTGCTCTTTTTATTGAATTACATGGACTACACAATCAAAACGGACAGCCTCAAGCTCAGTCGCTGGTACTACGCAGTTCTTGCCAGCAAGGCCGTGCTCCAGCAAAAGGTCGCCGAGCTGGAGACCAACGGCTACGTCAACCCCGTTTTCTACATGGAAAAGCTGGAGGACTTGGAAGATCTGGAGATGTTCCTGAAAATGACCTGGGATCAGTGGCTGGAATCCCTTGCGGTTGACCAGACTGCCGTGGAGGAAAGCAAGTGAGCCAGGTACTTGAAATTGACAGTCTCGAATTTGATCCCGATGGCCTCGTCCGCGTCACTGCTGTTGTTGACCAAGTGGTTCTTACGCACCACGCAACGCAATGGGATCC